TCGGGGAACAGTTCGGAGGTGTCTTCCTCGGGAGCCTCGACGTACTCCCAGCCCAGCTTCTCGACGAACACCTCGGCAGCCTCGGGGCCGCACTCCCACAGTCCGCGGGTCTCCGGGTTGTAGAGGTAGACGTGGGTGCCTGCCCGGTTGAACACCGGGCCCTGCTTCTTCTCGGCCATGTCAGCGCCTCACCAGCGCGCAGGTCACCGTGGTGGTGAACGAGTGGGTGATGGTGATGAGACCGGTCGCCGGGTCAGCCATCGCCGAGTTCAGGGGGATCATCAGGTCACCGGTGGTCGCCGGGACCGAGACCGTGGGGTCAGGGATCGCCGACCCGAACTGGTCGTTGCCGGGGATCACGATCGTGACCGTGTCGGGGGAGCCGCCCGCGTTCTTCACGTGCAGGAACGTCCGGTCGTCGACGTTGGCGACCGTGTCGGAGGCCGAGACGGCGCCATAGGACGGGGTCAGGCTCGGAAGCGAAATCTGTTGGAGAGTCAGCAAGGCCACGGTGTGGCTCCTTTCGTGCAGCAACACCCGGCCCGCGGGCGCGGACAGGGAACTCGAACGGGACGGGTCAGGGCGCGTACAGCTCGAACTCGAGCGGGGCGTAGTGCCGTGGAGGCCACACGGCAGGGTCGGTGCGCAGAGGCCCCGTGTCCTCTTCGCGCGCCCGGATCACCCGAGTGACGCCATCGACGGTGACAGTGCCGGTCAGGCCCGAGCGCACCGCGTCCACGCACCCGAGAGCGCGTGTCGTATCGCCGCCGACACAGGTCACCTGGACGCTGCCCAGCAGCGACCGTTGGCCACCGTCGAGCGACGTGGAGTGCAGATTGCCCGGCGAGGTGTAGAGCACCGCATAGGCGCGCACCCGGCCATCAGGATCCAGAGGCGGGGTCGCGGGCATCTCGCTGTCGTAGACGTCGATCCCCGTCGAGGCGCCCGTGTCCTCCAGTCGAGCCCAGATGACGTCATGCAGGGTCGCAGAGTCGGCCATCAGAGAATGTCCTCGCCCGCGTCGCCCAGATCGTCAGCCAGGGGGCCGGGAGCCAGGTCCGCAGCCGGCCGCATGTACGGCTGAGGGGCGGTGTCCGAGGTGCCGTACTCGACGTAATCCGCGTACCGCATCGTCGAGACCACCGAAGCCGACAGTCCGGCCGCGTCGACCACGATGCCCTCACGCAGCGCACCAGTCAGGACCGGGGCGAACCGCTGGGCGTTCCGCTGGGTGTCGCGGCCGGACTTCGCCACGGCGCGGATGCTCTTGCCCTCGACCGTGGCGGGTGCGGCGGCCAGATCTGCGGCAAGACGGTAGACCTCGCTGGCGTCGATGGAAGCCATCAGGCGAAGCCTCCAGCGATGGTGTAGGGGGAGAGTTTGACCTTGTCGGCGTCAGTGAGTCGCGGGCCTGCGCTCTCCACGACGACCACGCCAGCGCCCGCACGAGGCACCATGCCGCGGGTGTCGGCGATGGACCGTTGCGCCACCGACAGAACCACTTCCTTCGCATCGTCAGGCATCGACGCATAGCCGTGGGTGAAGACGACGGCGGCCTTGGTCAGCCGGGAGAACACTGCGCCATATACGGCGCGGATCACGCCATACCGCTCGAACGTGTACGAGGTTGACGGGATCGTGACCCCGTCCTGGGTCACCGAGGCCACCGCCGTCAGGTTCAGGGTCGGCAGCAGCAGTGTGCAGCCATCGAGAGACCAGACGCTCGCCGTGGCACCCGCGACCGACGGGGAGATGTGCCAACCACAGTATGACTGGACCGTGGCCAGGGCCGCGTCCAATGCCTGCTGAGGGTCCTTGGCCTGATAGTCAGACAGGTCCCCCAGGGTCGGCTCGGTCACGGATCAGCGCTTCTCTTCGCCGGTCTTCGACGCGGGGCGCTTCTCGGCCTTCTTCTCGGCCTTCTTCTCAGCGACCGGGGTGGCGGCACCACTGGCGCACAGGTCCGCGCCGACGACGTCGGGGACGTCGATCTCCCCGCCCACCTCAGGCCACTCGTAGCCATTGAGCAGCCCAGTGGGCTGCACCTTGATGCGCACCTTCATGCCGACTTCCTTTCAACGCCGAAGCCCCGCTCGATGGCGGGGCTTCGCTCGGTGGAGGGTTAGTTTTGGTCTCAGGCGCGATGTCGCTCGATGTAGTCGGCGGCCGCCCTGAGCAGGACGGGGTCGTCTTGGAAGTAGCCGACGCCTTGGTTGCAGGGATTGCAGAGCAGGTCCCGATTAGCGCCCGTGACATGGTCGTGGTCGACATGCAGCCTCGCCGCAGCCTTGACGCCACCGGGTGGCGGGACGGTGCCACAGATGGCGCAGGCGCCACCCTGGCCTTCGCACTTCGCCTCGTACCACTCAATTGTGACGCCGTACTTGCTGAGCGCGCTGCGCAGGTTATACCGGCGCACACGTTCAGGATCGGCGGCAGTGTCGAGACGCCGATAGGACCGGATCTGCTCGCGCACCTCGGGTCGAGCGCGATAGGCGAGCCGTGTCGCCGTTGCCTTCGGGCCGTTCTCTCGACAGCGGCGGGTGCAGTGGATCTGACTTGAACGGTAGGGCTGGAACTCGGCCCCGCAACTCTCGCAGTTGCGGGGGCCGAGCCCCACTGCGGGACTGCGCTCGTTTGGCTTCTTGGACATGCATCCACTCTACCCAACGAACACAGTTCCGGCTTTGCTCACGTTGCCGAGTGAACGAAGTACTTCACAGCGTTCGGGTCCAGCGTCACGGAGCCGGTTCGGACGATCGCGCGGAACGCGACCTGGTCGTTGCCGAAGCCGTACTCGTTGGAACGCTCGAACCGGATCCCGCCCGCGATACGGACCATCAAGGCAGCCCAGTCGCCGAAGTAGATCGACTTGACCGACGCTGCCGGGGTCGGCAGGTTGGGGTCGATGTAGACCGGCTTGCCGAGGATCAGGTCCGGGTCGCCGACGGTCAGCGAGGGCTGCCAGACCGGGTCACCGGTGGACGCCTTGAGCTTGCGGACGATCGCCGCAGTCGGGTCGGCCATCAGCCACGCCGAGCCCATGTTGCGGTACTCCGGCAGCACCGAGTGGAACAGGTCCACCAGCAGGTCCGAGCCCTGGCCAGCCGTCGACTGGGTGCCCAGCGAGGTCGAGGTGCCCGTCGGGCCGGTGGATCCAGCCGTGGTGAACCCGGCAACGGCCGCAGCCGAGGCGACCTTGCCGACCTGACGACCCAGGTCGCGACCGGCCGCGCGGGCGATGTAGCCCTCGAGGTCGAACGTGACGTCCTGGACGAGCTCGGTCGGCACCAGGGTCAGGTAGGCGTACTTCGCGACCGTGGAGTTGACGGTGGTGATCGTCGCGTCCGAGGCGGTCAGCGCGGCGTTCGCGGCCACCGTGGAGTTGCCGGTCGTCGCGTGGGCGGTGGCCACCGGGAACGGCAGGGTGTTGCCATCGCTGGTGTTGATGACCTGGGGGCCGGCCTGGAGGATCTGCGACATCGCGACCGCGTACTCCCACAGCTGGCCGTAGACGCCGTCCGCGCCCGCGCCGCCCGTGGCGGACATGGCGCGCTGTTCGGTCTTGCCGCCCTTGCCGCGGGACTCGACTGCGCGCTGCTCGGCTCCGGCCACCGGCTGGATGTCGAACAGGTCTCCGACGCGGGCCTCGCGAGCCCACTTGCCGAACGCCCCGTCGCCCTTCTCCGCGCCGCGCTGCTCGGGCTCACGGCCGGTGACGTTGCGGAAGGAGTTCTCCAGGTCATGGGCACGCTGCTCGCCGTCGTGGATCGCCTTGGCGCGCTCCAGGAGAGTCCCCGCCTCGGCGACCTGCTGGTCGAAGGCGGTCTGCTCCTCGACGGTCAGTTCCCGGCCCTCGGTGACCCCGCGCTGGGCGATCTCCTGGGCCTGGTTGATGAGCGCCGCACGGCGCTCCATGAGCTGGTCCGCGATGGACTTAGCCATGATGAACCCCTTTCTCGGGGACTTGGTTGGGTGGTGTGGTGCCTCAAGTCCCAGCGGGGGTCCGGTGGGTCGATATGTGGTTGTTGGTGTTGCGTCCCGTAGCGCCAGCGGAGGTCCGGTGGCGGGCGGGGGATGTTGGGGCTAGAGGGTGGTGTCCGGGTCCAGCACCATGACCTGCGCGAGCGCGGCCTGGGCGCTGCGGACCGACTTGGTCTGGGGGCCGCCGTCGGTGCGCTTGAAGAACCGGGTGAGCTCGTTCTGAGCCGCCATCTTGCGGACCTCCTCGAACTCGGCGTCGAACTTCTGCGCCAGCGACCGCAGCCCGACGGAGGTGTCGAGGTAGGCCGGCGCGTTCACCGGGGCCACGTCGAGCAGTCGCACCTGGTTCAGCGTCCGCATCGGGAACCCCGTGTCGTCGGCGGTCCAGTCGTCCTCGTCGGCGATGAACGCAAACGACGACTGCCGCACGTCTCCACGCTCGACCAGCTTGTAGATGCGCTGCGAGAGCTCGTCGTCGAGCAGGTCGACGTCGTAGACCAGGCCCTCCTCGTCGACGCGCAGCCGCAGACTGTTGCCGCCCGTGGTGCCCAGCAGCATGTTGTCGTCATGGTTGTACCGGGCCTGCACGTCGGGCCATCCCTGGCTTGCAGACCTGTTGAACGCGCCCGGAGCGATCTGCTCCTTGAACCCACCGAGGTTCTGGCTCATGCGGTGGAACTTCGCCGCATAGCCACCGATGGCGCGCCTGTCCTTGCCTGCCCGGATCTCCACCGGGACCGGCGTGAAGCGTCGCTCAGCGTCGCTCATGGTGTGTCTCCTCTTGTGGTCGGGTCCGCCTTCGGTGCGGGCACGTTGTAGAAGTCCCCACCGGGGACGGGTTGGCGGTCCTCGAGTTCGCGGGCCTCGTTCACAGACATGCGCCCGTCCTTGATCTGAGCGCCGATGACCTCGGTCCGGGTCTTGGTGTCGACGCGCATGTTCGCGTCCACGTTCAGCTTGATGTACTGCTTGAGCGGCAGCAGCCTCGACAGTCCGCGCTCGAGACGGGTCAGGTACGGCTTCATGTTCGCGGCCCGGTTGATCTGCCGCAGCTCCTCGGTCGAGTAGGTCAGGCTGTTCGCGGCCTGGCCGCCCACCTCGGTCGGGTCGATCCCGAACGCCGCCGCCACCTGGTTCGCCGACATCTTCAGCGTCTCGACGAACTGGGCCTGGTTCGGCGGGATCACCGTCATCTTCAGATCCCAGTCCTTGCCGGTCACGAACGGCTCACCGCTCGCGAACGACGCCTTCGCTTTCGCCTTCGCCTGCGAGATGACGTCGTCGGTCAGGCTGCCGCGCTCGGTGTTCCGCAACTGGGCCGGCGGAGCGCCACCGCCGCGCTTCATGTCAGCGTACTCCTGCGCCGACAGGCCAGCGATGATGACACCCGCCTGGTACTCGATCGGCGACAACGCCAACCTCCGCCCCGGCGGGACGATCCACGGGATGTGCACGATCTGAGAGGCCGGCACAGGGTTCCCGAACACGTACCACTGTTTTGCCATCTCGTCGTAAGTCCACTGAGACCAGTGCAACCAGGCAATATCCACCGGATACCCGAAACCGTCGAAATCGGTCGCCCAACCAACCGCATTGCCGGTCGCCAGACCGAACGCAAGTTGACCCAGCCAGGTCACCAGGCCGGGGCCGCCGATGTCGTCCTGGCGGGCCAAGAGCTGAGGGAGGCTCATCTCCCGGCGATTGCCGCCATCGAGGCGATAGGCGTCAACAGGCAGGGTCCCGCAGTAGTCCACGATGTGCCGGAACGCCGCGAACACCGGGGTCAGCCGCAGCGAGGAGTCCTCGGTCACCCGCACCGACGGCGAACCGTCCATGCCGGTACCGAACCAGTGAGAGCGCGTCTCACCCCTACCACGGAAGAACAGACTCACGACTCACCCTCGTCGTCACTGACCCGACGCGCCACGATGATGATGCAGGCGACACCGACGACCAGCAGGGGCAGTGGTACGTAGACGAAGTACGCGAACACAGCGAAGCAGGCCACGCCGAGGATCTCGAGAAGGAGGTTCAGGTTCACTCGGGGCCTCCTCATCCGAACGAGTTCAACAGGTCATAGGCCGGCGCGTTGACCGCCGACCAGTGCGCCCATGTCACGGCCTCGAGCATCGAAACGTCGCCGCCGTGCCGAGCCCACACCCACCGGTCGCCGAACTTCTGCTTGCCAGCCGCCCGCACCGCGTCGTTCAGCTCCAGGTAGTCGCCGTGGACGACCTCGCCCGCAGCCACCGCATCGAACAGGCCAGCCGAGGCTGTGGCGAAGTCGTCGCGACTCACCCAGGTCACATCCACGCCGGCATCGTCGAGAGACTTCCCGAGCGCGTCGGCGCCGCCCTTGCGGTCGATGACCACCGGGATGCCCAGCTCACGCTGGATGCGCGCCACCTCGGCCACCACGAACGCGCGGTCGGTGTCGAGCCGGCGGCGCAACACCACTGTGTCACCGCCGCGCAGAACGCTCACCGCGCCGAGATGCGGAACGGCGTCGTTGGAGCAGGAACCTACCGAGATCCACACCCGGTCCGGGTCCACCGCCACCCCGAGCGCAGCCACCCCGCCCGGAGGCTCGGCCGACGCGCAAGCGCCCCACTTCGGCATCACCACGTCATCGGCGGCCAACAGCAGCGGC